AATGCAACACCAACATTTCCTGTATATCCAAATCCAGCATTAGTTACAACAACATTAGATACTGCATTATTGACCAAACTTACAGAAGCAGCAGCACCCACACCTGATGTGCTATCAAATGTGATTGATGGTGGGACTGTATATCCAGCACCAGTATTGGTGAGAAGGACAGATGCTAGTCTGCCATCAATACCACCTGTAAACCCTGTCAGGAAAGATGCTATACCAACAGCAGTTGTTCCTCCTTCAGGAGATGATGAAATACCAATGGTGGGTGGGATATCATATTTTGAACCAGCATCAGATAAGGTAATGCTGAGAGCACCTGACTCTGTCAATTGTACAGTACCAGTTGCTGTAGTAGCTGCACCAGGACCAATCAGTGAAAGTGTCTGAATATAACCAAGTTGTGCAATTTCATCATCTATATTATCAATACCAGTATCAAGAACTTCATCTTCATATCTGTAGAGTTCACATCTTAGTTCATAAACATAATTTTTCTTCAGTTGGTAGAATGGTTGTTCATGTTCAACATATTTAATCTCAAATAATCTATCCCCAAGAGGGAAGAAAATAAGATCTCCTTCTTTTGGTCTTGAAGATAATTCAACATTGACAAGATTTTTCATCAAAGGAGAGATATATGTCTCATATCTTTCTTTTGATATAATCAGAGTCAGATCATCCTGCTCTTGTATTCCAAACTTTGAAAGAACAGTTCCCTGTCCACCATATCCCTCAAAATTATCAATGTACGCTTCAATAGGATATGCATCATTAAACTTGGATTCAATAACTTCTCTTATGACAGTGTTCTTTGTAATGTACTTTCTGGGGATATAATAAACTTCAACACCATACATCCTGAGCTGTTCATTAACCAGACTCTGTAATAGATTTTGTTCTCCTACTGACCCATTGAGGGAAAATGGATTTAGCATAAGATATTACCCTATTAAATCCAAAGGTGGTATCTCATAAGTACTCAGCATCTGGGATCTTATCTCATCAATGTCTCTTTGGCCATCATCAAATAATTGTCTGCCATTGAACTCAATACCACCAGGTAATTTTACACCCTGGAATTTGATGAGATTTTGCCCCCACTGTTTTTTGACTAATGCTGTGAAATATCTCTTTAAAAATGAATCATTCCATACACCTGCATAATCATTACCATCAACTGTTTTCCAACAATCAATAATTATAAAATCACCTTCATTAATATTTCCAAAATCAACATCAAGATATAATCTATCTTGTCTTTGATTAAATCTAATTGCCTTATGAGTATTGAGCAAAAAGTTCATTGTCTCAAGATATGTCATTGACATAGCAAACTGCAATAATTCAAAACTTCCAAAGTATCCTATCTCATTCAAGAATAATTGATACTTGAAACTAAACATATTACTCATGCTCATTGAATGAGCATCATCATACTGAAATATTTTGTTGATCCCTATGATTGATGGTGGTAAAGGTACGTAATTGCTATTCTCATAGAAAACATAATCAGTACCACTCTCAGTAACAGTTGTAGAGGTTATGCCTACACTCTGTCCACTTGCAACACTAGGAGGTTTAGCTTTACCTCTACTAATATCATTTGCAGTAATTTGATACTTTAGAAATACTTGTGATACTCCATCAAAATGTCTTTCATGGAAGAACTGGAGAGCATCATCTAAAAGATCCTCTAATTGTTCCTCAGCAACATTGATTTCCAACATAGGAGCGCCCAATTGTCTTAGGGCATAGTCAATCAATCCTTGTCGAGATGCTGGTTGCGCCATTATACGCTACAATTTAGTACTATTTATGAAGAGGAGGGGGCAGAGGATACTCCAGTCTGAACTAATATGTTTCCCTCTACAATTCTATAAATCGTAGATGCAGACCCAACTAAGATATCATACACATATCTTCCATTTTTTAATGACCTTGTTTCTGTTGAACCAAGTGATATCTTAAATTCACCTTCTGTAGTGCTTGTAAATCCTACAGTAAATGTTGCAGCAGCAATAGTTGTTGATCCTACAGATGCACTTTTTCTCATCTGTGAAGAACCATTGAATCCAGTTAAATCAAAATCACTTCTATCAACCTCAAGTATTTTAAATGTTGAATTAAAATCTGCTCCAGTGTTAATAGTCAGATTAACACCATATGCCACTCCTGCATTTGGATCAAAAGTAATTGTATTATTAGCCATTATTTTAAAAATTTAGTTAGAAGTGACTTAATATCATTTATGTCATCTTTTAATTCATCAAGATTTTTTTCAAGTTTTTCAACCTTTTCAGATTGATCTAACATTCTATTTCTATTTTCAATATATTTTTTAAAATCATTTTTATTGTTGGTGATGATAGCTCCTGTGTTGCTATCTCTGAATAAACCACTATGATCTTTTACTGGTATGTGTGCCATTATGCAAGTGCTAATACTCTTAGATTTTTGATATTTGGAACATAAGCTTGATTTGTGCTTGTGCCAATGATCTTGATTCTAAAGTTATTAAATGTTGGCAACCTATCAATAGTAAACTGCATCTCATTAAATGCTTGAGACCCTGGATTTGGTGTATTCAAGTCTTTTTTATTGAATGGTTTATCTGATGTTCCATCATTATTGTCAGGATTAATGATAACACCAACCCTATTAGGATCCATATTATTGTAACCTGGGAAAGGAGTAAATACTGTCTCAGTTAAGGATCTATCTTGATTCACAGCATATAATACTCTAACATCACTAAATTCATTAATATAAGAATCAAGTATAACCTTTAATGAAGTTGATGGATTTTCAAGTGTTATAAGTTTTGTGCAGTATATAAACTTGGATGGATCATCACTAATATTATTCACCCTGGAATCAGTTGCAAAGTTAGTGATAGGTGAATTTATCCTATTACTAATCAATTGAACTGAAGCCTGATCCAAATCAATCATTGGTGAAACTTTTGAATTGGATGTAGACATGTTCACATTCATGGACAGTGATTTAGATCCAGGAAGTCCACTTAAAAAGGTTGTTTCATTTATTTTTGAAGCAACCATTCTTGTTGATGTAAAATAATTTTTAGTATTCAGAGTAATATCTTCAAATCCCTGATCAACATATGATGATTCAGTGCCATTGACGCTACTACCACTAACAGTTCTCATAGATGCAGTAATATTAGTCTGTGTTGGGGTAATTACATTAACTTTTGGAATAGCAATCTCAAAGGGAATATTATATGTTGCTTTTCCATTGACACCACCAACTGATTTAGTCTCACTGAATTTTAAAGCAGAAAGTGTGCCAGATCCTGATCTATCAGTGCCATCAGTGTTCAAACCAACTTTAACATGATATGAATCAAGAGTGATTGGATTACTTACTGTGGCATCAGATAATGTGTGAGTTTTATTGATTCTTCTTAGTGATACACCACCAACTTCATATTTAAATACTGCATCATTTATAGCATGGGATTCTGCTGTGGTGTTGTCAATACCTCTGGTGATACTTGTGAGAGTTGCACCAGAGGTGCCTGTGTAAGAAATAATTTCATTCCCAATCTTGATGTATCCAGGATTTGTAGCACTTACATCTATATTTTCAAACATAGTAAATATGCCAACAGGAGACACAGTAATTGAATCACCACCACTAGATGTATTTGGATAAGCAACAGTAAGATTGGATGCATCAACATCTGATCCAATATCTTTAAGTGTTACAACCCCAGTTCCATGCATACCATGATTTCTGTGGAATACCTTGATATGATTTCCATCTGACACCTCTGTGATGGGAGATAGAGGAAGAACATTTCCACCCACATTACCATTAAGAGATGTATGACCAATACTAACACCATCAAAGAATAAGAAATTATTTGCTGTGGTATTAAATTGTCCTTGAACATCTGTAATTCTTAATTCATTATCACCAAGCACATTTGCAACACTGAATCTAATTCCTGTTCCAAGATTATTTGCACCAATTGTTGTGGGCGTCAACTCATCACCAACTTGATATCCAATACCCCCATTGCTGATAGTGGCACCAACAGCAACACCATCTTGGACTGTGATATTTGCTGTTGCATTTCTACCATTACCAGTGAGTGAAGTCAATGAAACACTCTCAAATAGTTGACCACCAACAAGTGGAGTATATCCAATGCCAGCATTAGTAATTGCTAAATTACTTGTGATTGAAGAACCAAGGGATATGAGTTTACCACTTCCTACAACTGTTCCAAGTGAATTTTTCTGTTTTATTGTGACACCTGGTTCTAATCCAATATTTCCAGCAAGAGTGGTTCCTAATCCAACTCTGACTTCATTTCTTATAATCTCAACAGCATTTTTGCTTATTATTTCCTCCTTCTGTGGAAGATTTTGATTAAAGAATTGAACATTTCCATTTGAAACAAAGTCAGCTCTGTAAAGTTTGAATTTCAGATCTTCATATTGACTTGGAGTCCATGTTGATCCACTTTGTGATTTGAATAGTGATCCAAGAAGTGTCTGAGTTGAAACTAAAGTTTGTGCAGATTCATTATTATCAACAGTTGTGACATCAATTTCACCTAATCTTGAGATCCATACTCTGTAGTCAGTTACATTAGCAAGAAGAACCACAGCATATTCTCTTTCTCCTGAAAGGTAAATTGGATAATCAAATTTTACATTTGTTGCAACTGTTCCATCATTTGATACTGAAATTTTAGGATTATCAGATGTTCCTGGATCAAGGACAACTAATGATCCTGCTATCCTCTTAGTCACAGGAAGTCCAAGTTCTACCTCTCTAATTTCAACTTCTACTGGCCCATCAAAATCAATAGATTGGAAGAAGATATCAATGCTTGTGACAAAGATACCCTCTTTATCATCAATATCAAATGTTTGAGCAAGAGGGTCTCTGAAGTTGCCTGTCAAATCACCACCACTATCAATTATTGCTTCATTTGGATCTGATATTTCTAAGTCTGAGGCAGTATCATCTAATGATCTTGTTTCTTCAAAGTTATTATTAACAGTTGCAGTAGCATTTCTCAGT